GAATTAAAGAAGATGGAAGGTAACGCAAAGATTATCAAGTTTATTGCAAGAGATGAGAACGTTCATCTTGCTGGCAGTACAGTAATGATTAAGAGCCTATTAAAAGAAGACCCTGATTATACAAAGATTCAAGCTGAATTGGCTGATGAAGTAGAAAAGTTATTCGTAGGTGTAGTAGAACAAGAAAAGCAATGGGCTAATTATCTATTTAAAGATGGATCAATGATTGGTCTTAATGAAAAATTATTATGTGATTATGTTGAATGGATCAGCACAAAGAGAATGAGAGCTTTGGGTATTCATTCACCGTATCATGTATCAAAAACAAACCCTCTGCCATGGACTGAAAAGTGGATTGGCGGCGGCAATGTACAGGTAGCACCACAAGAAACAGAGATCACATCTTATGTTACGGGTGGAGTTAAGAAAGATGTTACTGGTAGTACACTAGCCGCACTGAGCTTATAGGAGATATAATGATTGAAGTAATAGTATACGGAAAAGAATCATGCCCGCAGTGTGTCACTGCAAAGAATCTAATGGAAAATCTAGATAGTGCTACACCTATCGAGATTAAGTGTACATATAAGAAATTAGATGTAGATTTTACTCGAGAAGAATTATTCGCAATATTTCCAGATGCAAAGACATTTCCACAGATTACTATTGGCGGAGTATCTCGTACATTAGATGACTTGAAAATGTTAACAAATTCTGGGCAATCATTATGAGTGTAAAACAAATAGATTGTCCGATGTGCTATAATAAATCACGAGTATCATGTGAAGAAGATGATCCTAAGTTTTGTCCTATATGTGGTGAACCAATCGAAGACCATATTGAAGAGCTTGACTTTGATGACTAGTTAACACGGCCGGCGCCTCTGCAATACATAATGTACGCGCCGGTTCTTTTATATATAATACATGTGGTTATATAATGATAAAGAATACGTTCCTCCTCAAGACTTTAGTTCTGACGACTATTACGGGTTTGTGTATCTCATAACGAATGAGCAAACTGGTAAGATGTATGTTGGTAAGAAGTTCTTTTGGTTTAAGAAAACCTTAGGGATTACTAAGACCAGAAAGAGAAGGAAGAAGACCTTAGTTGAATCGGATTGGAAGACTTATTTCGGTTCATCTAATTCACTTAATGAAGATATCAATCAAGATGGCTCTAGTCATTTTAAAAGAGAGATCATTCACTTGTGTAAAACCAAAGGAGAATGTGCATACATGGAAGCCAAGGAGCAGTTTGACAGGGATGTCCTTCTGACTGATGACTACTATAATGGCTTCATAGGATGTAAGATTGGTGCACCATCAGTAAAAAACTTAAAAAAGTAGTTTACATTTGTCCAAAAGTATGTTATAATATATATTAAATTATGATTAGTAAAGGTTAATACTATGTCCAATGTAATACAATTCCCCACCTCAGAACGATTAAAGCAAGTCATAGATGAAAAGATCGATCATGTCATCCAAGAAGACGATCGTATCGAAATTCAAAAAGAAGAATGTGTTGAACTAGCACAATATTGTTTTCAACTCATGGATCAAGCTATACGCGGTAATGAATTTATCGATGGCTTTGAAGACATGGATTTTACTAACCCAGATAAATATGAAATGAAAGACATGTCAGCAGTTGTTAATATGCTTGCTGGAACATTCTATCGTTATAAGGGTATGGAACATCCATTCCAAGAAGATCTAGATAATGCTAACACTAAATTAGACGAACTCATGGGTGACTTTGATGATGCTGAATTTGATGCTGAGTTGGAAGAGCTAGGTAAAGAACTAAAAGAATTATTAACTGAAAAGAGTGACGAAAATGATATTGATTGATTATAATCAAATTGCGCTATCGAACATTATAGTGCAAAAACTAAATGATGAACAGATGATACGACATATGATACTTAACAGTATTCGTATGTACAATAAGAAGTATCGTCAAAAGTATGGTCAAATGGTTATATGCTGTGATGGTATGAATACATGGAGAAAGGAATACTTTCCTCAATATAAAGCTAGCCGTAAAAAAAGTAGAGATGAACAGTCTGATACCGATTGGCCTGAAATCTTTCGTATTCTAAATCTAGTACGAGATGAGATTAAAGAGAATCTACCTTATAAGGTTATTCATCTAGAAGGCTGTGAAGCTGATGATGTCATTGGTGCTCTTACTTTAGAAGCTCAAGAATTCGGTAAAGGTGAACCAATTAAAATCATCTCATCCGATAAAGACTTTATTCAACTACATCGCTTTAATGATGTATCACAATTTAGTCCTATGCAAAAGAAAGAAGTAACTGATAAGAATCCGCATATCTATCGTTTTAATCATATCATGAAAGGTGATAAAGGTGATGGTATTCCTAACGTCAAGTCAGGAGATAATGTATTCGTTGATTCTGTAAGACAGACTCCAGTGAGTGCTAAGCAACTTGAAGAGTGGTTGGATAATGCAGAGAACTTAAAAGAGGTATTAAGTGAAGAGTTATATCGTAATTATCAACGTAATAAGACTCTGATCGATTTAAGTGAAATACCTAAACCAGTGTATGAAAAGATTATAAATACTTTTGATAACACTAAAAAGCCAATGCAAATGAAAGTGTTGAATTATTTAATTAAAAAGCGATGCAGTTTACTGATTGAATGTGTCGAGGAGTTTTATAACAATGGATAACGAAGTACAACTACATGAATTCTTTGAGAAAATAGCTAAGATTAAAACGGCTGTAAAGAAAAAAGAATTTTTAATAGCGAACGAATCACGTCAACTTAAGACCTTTCTTAAAGGTGCGTTTGACAAATCTCTCGAATTTAATTTACCTAAGGGTTCACCTCCCTATACTCCTAATAAAGAATCTAAGCTAGGCTTTGGTTCTGTGTCTAGTGAGTATCGATTCTTTGCAAAAGGATATGAAGGTGATGCTTTACAAGCAAGTGTTAGGGAACTTAAGTTCATCAAAGTTTTGGAGAAAGTAACTCCAGAAGAAGCAGAACTATTAATATTAATGAAAGATAAGAAGTTGACTGGAAAATATAAAGGGGTAAACTTAAAATTAGTCTCCGATGCATTCCCAACTCTTATTCAAAAGTGATCTATTAACCAACTGTAAAAAGGAGGATCCTAGCTTAAATACCTATATCATGATCAAATTAATCTATATGGAGAAATCGTATATGAGGTTACAAGAGATCGAGCGGTTGAAGAAAGATAGGAACAAAGCAACATACTATCGAGAACGGCTGTTGAAAAAGGGAAAGTCAGATAAAGCATTTAAGATGCAAAAGAAGATCGATTATCTGGATGAGTATATTGAACAATTAAGGTATGCATCATAAGTAAGGAGGTGGTAAAATCTAGAGTAGTCCCTTTATGATAAATAATGTCATAAAGGGGTTTACTTTTCATTAGAACTGTGGTATAATATACATTATGAATATATTCTTTTTAAACAAATCACCAATAAAATCCGCCGAACAGCATTGCGATAAACATGTCGTAAAGATGATTATCGAAGCTGCTCAAATGTTATCAACAACACATCGTGTTCTCGATGGTACTGAATATCAAGATAGGACAAAGAATGGCCGTCGTATCAAACGTTGGCGCTTAGAAGAGAATAATGATTTATTCTATAAAGGTGTACACGTAAATCATCCGTCTACTATATGGACAAGGCAATCAAAACAAAACTACAATTGGCATTATAAATTATTCGTTGCATTATGTGATGAGTATACTTATCGCTATGGTAAAATCCATGAGACTGATCGTAAGTTAAGAACGTTACTTAAAGCTTCACCAAGTAATATCGATGATGTTGGTCTCACTGAATTTCCACAGTGTATGCCAGACTATTGTAAACATAAAGATCCAGTTATAGCTTATCGTAATTACTACAAGAATGAAAAGAAAGACTTTGCAGTATGGACAACCCGTCAAACACCAACTTGGTTTTTAGAAACTGAACAAAAAGGACTATATCAACTACCATGATTTACACATTTAAAAATAACGATACTGGTGAAGTATTCGAAAAGCATATGCGTATGGCTGAACAAAAACCATACCTTGAAGAGAATCCAAACATGTCTCTAGTGATCACTCCTTCTAAACTAGTAGGTGGCCATAAAAGTACCATCAGCCAATGCTCTGATGGATTCAATGATGTACTCAAAAATATTAAAAAAGGATCTGATCCTAAACTCTGTACGATAGATACCAAATGAATAAACCACAACGTTTACGCCTAGAACATTTAAAAACATTAGAGCCCGCTACGTCGACTCAAGAAGAAGTATTTAAAGCTTACAGCGATGGACAAAATTTAAGTATCTCTGGTGCTGCAGGAACAGGCAAAACCTTTGTATCTCTATATCTTGCATTAGTTGATGTAATGGATAAAGAGACTCCGTACGATAAGGTTATCATTGTTCGTTCAGCAGTACCTACAAGAGATATGGGATTCTTGCCAGGAAGCCAAGATGAAAAAGAAGCTGCTTACACTGCACCGTATCAAGTAATCGTTAATGATTTATTCGATGATGGTGATGCATGGAACAAGCTTACTCAGTTAAAGACTGTAGAGTTTATGACTACATCATACCTACGTGGACAAACATTTAATAA